AGCGTGGGGATGGTGCTATGAACCTATGGAGCCTTGAGGGTGGATATAACAACTATCTTGCTACATCACCAACAGGAACAGCGACAGGCTTTGGAGCTGACATCATCATCATAGATGACCTTATAAAGCTATCTAGCGAGGCTTACAATACCAATGTGCTAGACAACCACTGGACATGGTTTACCGATACCATGCTTTCAAGACTTGAAGAAGGCGGAAAGATAATAATCATAATGACAAGATGGTCAACTAAGGATTTAGCAGGCAGAGCGCTTGAATGGTGCAAGACTGAAAAAAAGAAATACAGACACGTAAGCCTTAAGGCGCATTTAGGAGAGGGCAAGATGCTTTGTCCTGAGGTGCTAAGCTATAAAGGTTACAGGTCAAAAGCTTCAGCAATGTCACCTGAGATTGTAAGGGCAAACTATGATCAGGAACCGGTGGATATACGAGGTAAGTTATACAGTAGTTTCAAGACATATAAGGACATACCAAAAGACGAGGAAGGCAATCCCATATTTGAGGGGATTTATTCATATACAGATACAGCTGATGAAGGAAGTGACTTCCTTTGTACGATTGTGTTTGGAGTATACAATAAGGAAGCCTACATCCTTGACATATATTACACCCAAAAGCCGATGGAAGAGACAGAGGTTGAGGTTGCTAAAAGGCTTTATGAGCATGGGGTTAACATCGCTTATGTCGAGTCAAACAATGGCGGTCGAGGATTCGCAAGGCAGGTTGAAAGTCATCTATTGAACAAGCACAAGACCAACAAGACAAAGGTGATATGGTTCCACCAGTCGCAGAACAAGAAGGCAAGGATACTTTCCAATGCCAGCTGGGTCATGGACCACATATACTACCCTGTTAATTGGATTGACAGGTGGCCGGAGTATTTCGAGGCTATGAACGAGTACCAGAAAGAGGGCAAGAATCCACACGATGATGCTCCGGATGCTACAACGGGAGTGTGTGAGGTTGTCTTAAATAAGATTAGTATCAGGAAGCGAAGCTATTCAGGGAAGGGGGCAAGGAGCTAATGGATTACAATGAGTTACTTAAGACAGAGCTTCAAGGCCTGTATGGGGATTATCTCAAGCAGGTCAGCGATATAAACATAAACTACACGAGGTATTCAGGGGACCAGAAGTGGACTATTTCAGATGGATTAGACTATGTCCCAACTCAGAAGGTTACAAACATAATCAGAAAGCTTATCGACACAAGGGCGCGCTTTATGTTTGGGATAGAACCTTATTTTGACATCAGAAGCATTCACGAGGATGCTAAAGGCAGCACAAAGTATCAGGATCAGGCACAGGAGAAAGAGGATCTTCTACACCAGATACTTAACAACAACAAGTTCCATGCCAAGCTGCTAAAGGCAAGGAAGGATTGCTCCATAGGCGGCAAGGTTGCAATAAAACTCTGGGGGCATAAAGAGGCAGGAGTAAGGGTTATATTTTCACCAGCTCAGGAGTTCTTTCCACAGTTTAACATTGATGATTCAGACCTACTTGAAAAAGTGGTCTTTCTTTATGCCATGAACAATGAGCAGGAAGCAGACAAGCAACTCATCAAAAAGCAGGTCTGGGAGTTAGTCACAAGTGAGGCAGGAAAGAGCAGATGTATCCTAAACGAGAGCACCCACGATGGAAAGGGAGAAATCAAAAGCGTTGAGTTTGAGGATTATGACACAGCACTTGATTTCATTCCGGTTGTTATAATCCAAAATGGCGGACTTACAGGAGAGACAGAAGGTGTCTCGGATGTTACCAGGCTATGGGATAATCAAGACCAGTACAACAAGCTTACAAGCGATGACATTGATTCTCTTAAGTTTCAGATGTTCGGTCAGAATGTAGTAACAGATGCAGACGAGCAGAGCCTTGAGAGCATAACAATTGCACCGGGTGCCATGATTGACCTACAGACTGACATATCTCAATCGTCCGAGGGTAGGCAAGCCAAGATGTATCGCCTTGAATCTAAATTCTCCTATGGTGACAAGTTCCAGGACACAGTCGGAAGGCTTAAAAATGATATGTATGACACTTTGGATGTACCCAATGTATCACTGGAAGAGCTCAAAGGGGTTATGCAGTCAGGCAAGAGCATGAGGGCGCTATACTGGGGACTTAAGGCCGTCTGTGAAGAAGATTTCACTGAGTGGCAACCAGCACTTAGACAAATGGTCGAATACATCTTCAAGATGGTTGACATATATAACCTATACGGGCAAAAGAAGGTTGCAAACTATGAGACAACTACAAACATAGAACTCATATTCCCAATAGCAGAGGATGAAGTCGAGGAAAAGGCAATTGATATGCAGGAGGTAAGCCTTGATATTAGAAGCAGGGCAAGTTATATGAGGAAGTGGGGCGGAGACATAGACGCTGATGCTGAACTTGAACAGATCCAGAAGGAGAAGGCAATGCTTCAGGATTCATTCACTCAAGATTTGAACCTTGATATAGTCGAACCACTGGAAGAGTAGGAGGTGTAGAATGAGAGAAAAACCACCTATAGGGATAAAGCCTAAATTTATACACGATGAACATAGAATGCAAGAAATAGCAGAAGCAATAGAAAGATTTTTAGAGCGAGGATATGAAATACCACTTGCTTGGATAGTTGAGTATAATCAATTAGCAGCTGACAAGAATGTTAAAGTAAGCAGGTGATAAGGCTTGAATGAATACGAAAGAATCACCAGGGAAACAAGAAGAAGGGTGTCAAGGCTGACACTACAACAGCAAAGAGACATCCTAAGGATCTATGACGGAGCGATTAAGTCCATCAGTGAACAGGTGAAAAAGGCAGGCAACAAAACGCTTAGTCAAAGATGGCTTACTGATTACAGGAGAGAACTCACAAGGACAAGGGCAGCACTTGCAAGGGAACTGGACAAGAGTATCACTGGATATACCACAAGGGCAGCAAGGGAAGCAGTAAACGGTCAGCTGATGATTATAAACGGTATAATGGAAGCTGCAAGACTAGACCCAGGTAACCATTTCTCAACAGCGCTCTCAGTGGTACAGAGGGATGTTGTTAATGACATAGTCTCAGGTGGACTATACAAGGACAACAAGGCACTATCAAGGAGAATATGGATTCATGCAGGAGATAATACAAGGGATATTGAAAGCATCATCGCTCAGGGCATCGCTGAGAAGAAGTCAGCTATAAAACTGGCAGAGGATTTGGAGGAGTATGTGAAGCCTTCAGCGGAAAGACCTTCCAACTGGGGCGCTGCTTATCCGACACTGGCAGGCAAAGCGGTTGACTATAACGCGCAGAGACTTGCAAGAACAAGCATCAATCATGCCTACCAGAGTGCAACAATAAGAGCTTGTCAAGACAATCCCTTTGTCGAGGGCATAGAGTGGAGAAGCGCACTAATTCATGGCAGGACTTGCCAGACTTGTATTGATAGGCATGGTGTAATATTCCCAAAGGATGATGTACCACTAGATCATCCATCGGGAATGTGTACCGTTTTGCCAGTAATAACTAAATCAAGCGACTCAATAGCAAACGAATTAAATGATTGGGTTAATGGAGGAAATAATAGAGGCTTAGATGATTGGTTTGATGGTTATACTCCTAATATACTGTAAATGCCAATGTTTATATGGTATAATATAAGAGTGGGATAGCTCGACGGAGCGACAAGCAAGACCTTCCGAGTCTTGTTTCCTACATAAGAATATCGGAGGACACTACGGAGGTGTATTTATTATGGCGATTGTAAATTGTTCTTATTGTGGTAAGGAAGTATATAAAAAGCCTTATCAAATAAGAAAAACTAGAAATGGAAGGCATTACTGTAATTCTGATTGTATGTATGCGAATATTAGAAGTATTAAAATTACAGAATTAGAAAACAAAATAGGTCAATCTTTAGAATCATATCTTGAAGAAAAATATATTATTGAGGGAAAATCAACTACCTGGATAATGAACGAATTATCTATTAGCTCTCACTATATAACTGATTTATTAAAAAAATACAATATCAAAGCCAGAAAAGGAAGTAAAAAATTTGAAAATTGGTGGGAAAATATTACTGATGAAGAAAAAGAAGTATATATAAACGATCTCAGCGATAGAGCAAAAAGGCACTTGAACACAGAAGAGGCAAGAGATAAACTTAGGAATATTATGAACACAAGTGAGTATAAAAGAAAGATGCATGTGGCAAATAGCGGTAAAAACAACGGTATGTATGACCCGGCATTAACCGAAGAACACAGGGTTGATACAAGGGGATTGTTCGGGTATAAGAAATGGGCGAAGGATGTAAAAGGAAAATACAACTATACGTGCCAGAAGTGTGGCAAGAAAGGCACAGGAAGAACAATTCACGCTCACCACATCAATGACTATTTCGAGTATGAAGATGGAAGATTAGATGTTGAAAATGGAATAACTTTGTGCAATTCATGTCATAATGTTTTTCATAATAAATATAAAGGCATTCCAGCAACACAAGAGTTATTACGGGAATTTCTGACAGGATAATTTCTAGGGAGGTGGGCCAATGAAAAAAGGCGATGACCTTATAAGAGAAGCTGAAACAATAATGGAAGCACAGGGCATCAAGCACGCTCTAAGCGATTTAAGGGGATACTTAATGGAAGAGGTCGCCTTGACCGCTCAATCAATGTTTGACAACCTACTGAGGGCAGGGATGA